AGGATGGACGGAGCCTGACCACCTTGAACGAACAGAGTATTGCTGGAAGCACTACCAACAGTCTGGGTTGTAACACGCACTGTATCAAACAGTGGGCGATCAGAAAATACAGGTTGTTTGTTTGTTGCGGTAGAGGACACTATTTTTACCGTTGCTTTAAATAATTATAAGTTAAAGGGTTTAACCAGCGTATTGGCCCATTTTGCTAAAGGCATTAAATTCAGCTGGAAGCCGGAAGGCTTGTTGTGCAAAACCATCTGGGTTTGTCGCGAGTCCCAGGAACTCTTCAAGATACTTACCAGCAATATTTGACTTCGGTTGAAACTTTAGTTTCTTGCGTAAATTATATTCAAGGACATCCATTGGCGAAGCGTCACCGTAGGTGGCGCGACGTACCTGACCAGGTAAATAATCAGAGTTGATATAGTCTGCAAAATTTGCCATTATTTATTTAACACCTGTTGAATTACCTCATAGCCAGACTGACCTGGTTTTACTTTCTTAGCTAAATCACCGTATTTAGCTGCCCAGATTCTCATTCCTTCATCGCGGAGTTTGCTGCGCTCTTCTGGAGTAGCAGCTGTTAACTGAGCAATACGTGAACGTTCTTGATTGTATGCACGTTCTTCTGGAGAAAGTTGAGGGACTGGAGAAAGTTGAGGGACAACCGGTACAGAAAACTGCTGACCAGGGAAGCCTGCGCCAGGGCGGAAGGCTTCGGCTGCTGCACCTGCAGCTAATTCAGTTTGCTTATAATCAGCGGGAAGATTTGCAATTGGACGCCTTACAGGTGCTGGTTGAGTATTGGGAAGAAAAGGAGCAGTTAAAGAGGCAGCGATAGGTGTAACAACAGTGCCAGCAACACCAGGTCCCATTAAGTACGATGCCGTTTCAAATGCACCGCCCCAACCTTTCTTCTCTTGTTCTATTCCGTACTGTTGGATAACTTCGGGAGTGCCGCTAAACAGCTGATCTAGAGCTGGACCAACTTTATTTAAAGCACCTTCAATTTGCCCAGTAAGCCCTGTTTTATTTGAAGCATCTGCAACAACAGGAGGTGCGAGAACAGCAGCAGTGCCTCTAAAAACAGGAGTATTTGCTGATAGTTTTAATGCTGCTAAGTATCCCTCTAACGGAGTACCTGTTTTGACTGTCCTAAGGGTATTCAGTCCTGATTTCTTAATTGATGCAGCAACTTGATTGCGCAAGAATTGGTTTGCTGCAGATCTAACCGGTGCGGTAAGAGTGTTTAAAAATTGCAGCGAAGCGCCTGTACCTGCTCCTAACATAACAACTACCTCAAATTCTCTCTCAAGTAAATACGAGAGCCAACGGCGGTGTCAGCAGGACCAGGAAGTGCCTGAATAAATTCAGCACCAGAACGCTCAAAACGATATCTTGCCTGCAGCGGATCTTTGTAGTTAGGAACGTACAAAATACCTGCAAGACGGTTTGTCTCGTACAAGTAAATCTCGTCCCAAACTTTTAATGCCTCCTTGGCATTGCTTGATCGGATGGTACGATCAACGTCACCAGCAATGCTTTCCAGGCGAGTCGACGGAGAAGTTGCAACCTCTGTCTTCTTCTCGGCAGTGTCGCACCTGCCGATCTGAATTGTAATCTTATCGTAAAAATAAGAATCAGGTACTGTATTCATTGCTTCTTCCAGGCGGGCATAATCGCCTGCTGGAACAGAAACAGTAAAGTACCCTAAATGATACCTAATTCTACTTTTGTCAAAATCAGAGAGCTGCACAATAATTCTCTGTCATCAATTAATTATAAATTGCAGTAATCAACCAAGTAATCCTGATAAGAAATCAGCGGTTGATTGACTCCTACCTTGCATATAAGGATTTTGCTGCATGTAATTACGCATAAAAGGATTTCCCTGGAATGCGTTAGCAAGAACACCCGACAATAAAGACTGTGTTAATGAAAGTTCTTGTTTCTTTTCTTCTTGCGGTTTTGTCATTCCAAGGGCATCAAATAAACCTTGGCGATAAGCTACAAGATTATCCTGTGACGAAACCTTCTCTTGCAAAGGAGGAACAGAAGGCTTCTGAGGCAACTGAGAAATTACCATATTTTCATTAGCCTCCGGACGATCAATGTTTCCGTGACCAACACGGAAAAGAACATTGCCTTTGGGATCCAGGGATTCAGAGAAATATCCGTAGTCTTTAGCAGTACCACGGCGAACACTGCCGCCTGCTACTCCAGGTAAAAAGATTGAAGCATCTTCTACAGCCCCTTTATCAAAACGGCTTTTGCCTTTAAACGGGACATAAAAATCTAACGACTGCCAACCAGGACGTCTACTGTGGGCAGCACCTGCTCGATTGAGTAAGTCAACCCGTGTTGCTAAGTCGGCATCTGGGTTCCAGCGTTGGCCTGCAACTCCTTGATTAGAGAACTCAATCTCACGTCCAATTGATGCATATTTTCTTGCTAATGAATCAACAGCTTTGACACGTTCCCCAATGGGGAGCGATTCCAGCATTTTTAAGTCAATATGATAATCACTTGACCCTCCAATCTTTGCACTAGGGCCAGTAAAACCTGAACGGATTGGAGTATAGGCCATTACAACAAAAGTAGCAACAGTGAAAATAAGTTTAAGTATTCCCAGAACACAGGACTCTTATCTTCTTATTTTAGAATTAAAAACCCCTGGTTTCCCAGGGGCTTAATGATGAAACTTATTACACTCGGATTAGGTTTGCAGAAATAACAGCATCCCAGTCGACTCGTTTAATTTGTTTCAATTGCTCGAGAGAGCTAAACCTTTCACCCGATAAGGACATCTGAAGATCTTTGATCTCTCGGGCAGTCTTCATTCCAATACCTTTAATGTGATCGGCAATCATCTGTGCAGTTGCACCGTTGATATTCAATCGGGTATCGGGGGGAAACGACCGAGGTTCCTCCTGGGCGGCTTTATCTTTAACCTGGAGCGCTTTAACTTTTTTAGTTGCGCTTTCGTCAGCAACTAATTCAGTTTTGTAAGCGGTGAAAAGGCGACCATCCTGGTCTTCAACCATGAACCAATCGCCGTTATCCCATTCGCTTACAACCTTTACATTAGCGCCTGTTTTTTTGTGCTGATAAAGCATAAGGACCAGAGTTAATTTCTGGTCCTAGTTTAACTTATTCAGCTAACTGTACGGTTAGGCAGATAAGCTTCGATGTCCTCGTAGCCAGGAGCGTCATCGGGTTGGATGTAGCAGATTTCCACAACCAGGTAACCGGTGAGGCCAGCGTTCGAGTCAGCATCGGAGATATAAATACCGCCAGAAGTGCTGGTGTCGTTAGCAAGACCTTTTGCAAACACCTTCATGGTGGTGGCAGCGGTTGCTTCGTAGTACACGATGCCACCAGAAACACCTGCAGCACCTGTAGCGGTGATGAAGGGGTTTTCACCGAAAGCTTGGCTACCACCAGCGAAGTAAATCTTGGTAGCAGCGTCACCAGAAACGGTGGAGGTCAGGTTTGCCTGAATCACGGCTTCACCAACGCCGGAAGCAGCGGTAGGACCACTGCTATCACGACCGAAGGAGATGACGTTACCTGTAGCAGCAAACACACCAGAAGAGACACGGTTGTCGCCCCAGCCGGAAGCCACGGAGACGGCAGTGCGATACACGTATGCAGGCTGAGTGCTGCTGCCAGAGATCACCATGCCGGTGATATCAGGACGGGTTGTGTCGTTCCGATAAGGGGAAGGAACGATCACATTGCCGGTTGCCAGGGGGGAACCAGAGGTAGCAGTCACGGCCACGTAGCCGCGCTGCTGGAAGTAACGGTAGCCAGGGACGGCCAACACCGAAGTGGGGCCGCCGTTAGAGGCATTATTAGTACCGTCGTCTGTGGTGTCGATATTGCGATACCAACCGTTCAGAGCTTCTGCCCAGTTACCCGGGTAGATTTTCTTAGCAGATAAATAGCTCATCTATTTTGTCCTAAATGTTAAATACTATTTTGATCAAACAGTGCCGTCGTCTTGCAGGTAGCTGAAGGCAGTTGTAACGAAGTCCTTGTTCAGGATTTCGAAACCTGCATACAGTTGCCAGATCAGGATGATGAAACGGCTGAAGTCGTCGTTGTTGTTGATCAGCACCTGAGCGTTCGGGCCGCCGATACCAACGCCGATGGCCTGAGGACCGAAGAAGTAACCCTGAGCAACTTCCTTCGAGGCATAGCTAGAGCCGTTGTCGAAGGAGGTGTTGACGCTCTTGCTGGGGAAGTTGGTCGACTCGAAGAACTTAACGCCTTCGAACTGAACACCAGTAGGCATCACAGGCTCACCAGCCAGGAAGTAACCCTGACCAGCCTGGGGACCCATATAGAAGCTGGTGTTGTTAGGCATCATGGGGTTGCCCATGTACATGCCTTGACCAGGAGCGCCAGCGTAACGGGCGATCTCACGGAAGTCAGGATCACGACGCAGATGCATCATGAAGACGGGATCGCAGATGCAGCGATACAGACCGTCAGAGAATGTAGGAACGTTGCGCTTACGCAGGTCCTTAACAACAGTCAGCAGGTCGGTACGAACCGAGAACTGTTGAACCTGGTTGCCATACTCAGCGGCGGTGTAGGAGATACGACCAGAGGAATCCTTGGCCTTACCACCAGCAAAGTAGTAACCACCCTGGGAAGAAGAAGCTTCACCGTTTGCTTCGGCTTTAGACAGTTCGTCAATAAAGACGCGGTCACGCCAACGGCGATAGTCATCGAGCAGGGTCAGGGAACCGATGCTCTGGTGGAACATGTTCAGGTTGCCCGTGTCCAGCAGAAGGCGCTGGGCAGTGATCAGGGTCTCACGAGCAATCTTGAAGGTCGAAGGCTGTGTGGGATCACCCGGGTCTGCAGGACCTGTGTACTCCTTGAGCACCACCAGGACTTTCTCCTTGGTGATGTTACGGCTGTTAGCGGTACCGATTGTCTGATCAGCAATACGCTCACGGCTGTCCTTCGTACCAGGGGTACCCCAGAACTTGTAGCGATCTAACTGAACGGTCTGACCGGGCTGACGTGTGAAGTCATGAACCACAACGGGCTCAACAGCCATTTCCGCGATGTAAGCAGGGTGGGGACGATAGAGTTCCGCACCAAGAATCTTTGGAAAATCGTTATCAATGAACACTTTGTTTTATCCTCCAGTGTCGCAGGAATTGATGTTATCGGGTGAAAGATTCAGACATTACTATGTCTTATCTAACACAAATTTTAGCAGTTGGTAATTTATTTATTACATGTACTGCATTGTCGATGCCTTGTAACGAGCACCGGGTGAATTACTAGAGCCGTAAGATTCTGGATCAAGCCCTCCCTGTTGGAACCCAGGGATTCCAATTGCTCCTGGAATTGCACCAGCAGCAACACCTCCGAGCCCAGCCAGGGCGGCAGAAGCTGGAACTAAATTGGCTGCAAGACTCCTTCCAACAGCTCTTCGCATGTTGTCAGGAGCAACCTGAACACCTGAAGCTGCTTCGGCAAGATCAAGAAGAGCTTTCTGACGTAAACCTCCTTCACGCATCTTTGCTGCTTGTTCCAGGGAAGCTTCAGATAAGTCAAGGCCAGCTGTTTTTGCTGAACCAAGAATGGCGTCAGCATATTTACCGGCGAGTTTCCTGGAAGCAAGTAAGCCCCCGGCGGCACCTGTACCACCGGCTAAGCCAGCAAGTACTGCGGAGCCAGGGTCTTCTCCTTGAGAAAGGGCGTACCCGCCAGTTGCCAATGCAGCAGTAGCAGGTACACCATATTTAAGAGCACCGCGCATGGCTTCACTCCATCACAAACAGTTTGTTTGCAACGGTCTGAGGTTGAGCTTGGTTCAGAACACGCCAGGCGTTCTGAGGATCACGAGTCATTTGATCGTTGAACGTACCCCAGAAGTTCTCAGGTTGCTGAGGAGCGGCAGCTGCAGGAGGTGCAGGGAACTGACCTTGTGTTACAGCAGCAGGAGCAGTCGGATAACCTTCGGTTTCCAGCTGAGCCTCGTTCTCATACACCGGGCAAGGACCTTCGGGACCGAAGAACTTCAGGGTGTAATCGCTGAGCACATCGGGATTGGTCAGGATCTCGTTGTAAGCCAGGTTCTCCTGGTGCTCATTAATAGCGAAATCGGCATAACCACGGATGTTATCCATGGCACGACCACCCCAGGCAATGGCGCTATCAAGAACCTCTTCCAGGTTTAGTGCGTACTGATTCAGAATTGCGGGTGCCTCGACCCCGAACGCGTCGAACACCAGACGGCTTTCGTCGCTCAGATCCAGGTAATCCGCGATCTCCTCCAAGGACGGATCCGAGAAGGTTTGGGAATAGTTGGGCGAGTAGTCCTGGCTGAGATACGAGGTCGGCGCTGCCGATTGTTGCGTACCCTGGGGGCTGACTTGTCCGTAATTGGCCGGGGTAAATTGAGTCGTCTGTTGAGACGGTTGACCCTGGAACGGGGATTGAACTGGAGCGCTCAGCAGGTTCACTACCTTGTTGAACGCCGATTCCCAAGGATTGCCCTGCTCCGCCGGGGCTG